GAGTAGGACATAAAGGTCATGCTTTGGGTGTCAGAGATGATTTAATACAAAATAAAAGTAAATTTAATAAGATGTTAAAAGAAAGTGGATTATCTGAGACAATAAAAAATCCAGAGGTTGTTAGGACTAAACTTTTAGAAATACAAGAAAAAATAAATAAACTTAGGTCTCAAGTTGAAGATGAGAATGGTAAATACACAAAGAAAGATTTAGTAAAGATTCGTAAACAATTAGAAGAAGCTAACAAAGAAGCCATAGACGTGTTAAACGAAAATGTTGATGTTGAAAAATTAGAAGAGATAATGGGAAAAGCTAATGCTAGAGAGTTTATGAAAGGTGGAGCTCACGCAATAAATATAATAGCTATGGCATCAGTTCTAAATACCTCAGATGGTTTATCTGTACTTGAACATAATCATCAAACTATAGATAAAGATGGATTACATTCAGAAACAGATAAAGGTACAGCAAATCTTAAAGATTGGGATTTGAAGTTTAGAGGATTTGATAATAGAGGTGGTGGTTTGATATGTGGTTTTATAGGTGGGAGTAAATAATGAAAACACAACTACTTTGTACATTCACAAAACGTAATAAATTCTATGAAGTAATAGATATTATTATAGCGTGCAATGAAATTGTGTTTGATAAAATTTATGTATTTCAGAATGAGAATGACCATCATCAATTAATATGTACGTATAATGTAGAATACGATGAAGATTTTGTAGAGGGTATACCAGATACTATTTCGCTCCACAGAAAAAAGAATACAAATACTCTCTACACTATCAATGCACTTAATGATTTAATTCGTGAATTGAATAATGGTAGATTAGATAAGACATTTCCTATTGAATGGGAAAATTATAAGAACTGTTTATTACTTACAAATGAAGAAGGACTGAATAAAATACCTACAAGAATTTATACCATAGTAGATGTAAAAACTTGGGAAAAAGAGAAAAAATAAATTGTATTTTCGGATATTCGATTATACTTATTTATGAATCAGGGTTATACTTGATTGAAAATTGAAAATTAATAACTTAGAAAATGGAGAATGAAAATGGATTTAAACGCAATTAAAAATCGTCTTAGTCAACTTCAGACTACAAACACTCGAACATCAAATCTTTGGAAACCTTCACCTGGTACTCAGGTGGTTAGGATAGTTCCTTATAAATTTAATAAGGACAATCCTTTCATTGAGTTGTACTTTCATTATGATTTAGGTGGTAAGAATTATCTTTCACCTGTTTCATTTGGTAGACCCGACCCGATCGAAGAGTTTGCACAGAAACTTAAATCAACAGGTTCAAAAGATGATTATCGTCTTGGTAGAAAAGTTGAAGCAAAAATGAGAACTTTTGCTCCAGTTGTTGTCCGTGGTGAAGAATCACAGGGTGTACGTTTTTGGGGATTCGGAAAGACAGTTTATCAAGAACTACTTTCTATCATAGCAGACCCTGATTATGGTGATATTACTGACGCTGTAAGTGGTCGTGATGTCGGTGTAGAGTTCAAAACTGCTGAAGAGACTGGGAAGAATTTTCCTTCAACGTCAATTAGGGTAAAACCTAACCAAACTCCAATTACAGAAGATGCGGCTGAACTTGAATCAATTACAGAATCACAGAAAGACATTACTGAAATCTATCAGGAACTTTCTTATGATGATTTGACTCAAGCACTAAATGATTATCTTAATGGTGGTTCAACTGAAACTAAAAGTAAAGAAGAAACACCTAAAACAGATAGTCCTGTACCTAACGCAGTTAGTGATACTAAAGAAACATCAGCAGCATTTGATGATTTATTCAATAGTTAAATAAAAAACAAGATCGTGGGTGGCAGTCTACAGATCGAAGACCAGAGTTGGCTGTTATTGTACGCCTAACCACCCACATTTTTACTAACAATAAAATTGGAGATAATTTATGTCAACAAGAGATGAATTAGCTGGTGTTTTAGCTGACACTTTAAATAAACAATTCAAGGATATGAAAGTAGCATATTTTTTGGATGGTACAGATATAACACCTACTGATATAAAAGATTTCGTATCTACCGGTTCTACTATATTAGATTTAGCAATATCAAATAAACCTAACGGTGGAATAGCTGTAGGTAGAATTACAGAAATCAACGGATTAGAGTCAAGTGGTAAATCACTACTTGGAGCTCATATCTTAGCTGAAACTCAAAGACGAGGTGGAGTAGCTGTATACATTGATACTGAAACTTCAGTAAGTCCAGAATTTCTTAAAGCGATAGGCGTTGAAGTAGATAGTATGTTATATTTACATTTGGAAACTGTTGAAGATATATTTGAAGCAGTTGAAGAAATTGTTGTAAAAGTTCGTGAATCAGATAAAGATAGGTTAGTAACCATTCTTGTAGATTCACTTGCTGCAGCAACTACTAAAGTTGAGTTAGAAGCCGATTTTGATAAAGATGGTTGGGCTACTGCTAAAGCAATTATTATATCAAAAGCGATGAGGAAGATTACTCAAATGATTGGTAGAGAAAAGATAGCTTTAGTATTTACCAATCAACTTAGACAAAAACTCGGTGTAATGTTTGGAGACCCTTGGACTACAAGTGGTGGAAAGGCATTACCATTTCATGCATCAACTCGTATTAGATTAAAGAATATCGGTCAAATTAAAGATGTTAAAAAGAATACTATTGGTATGAAAATGAAAGCTCAAGTCATTAAAAATAGACTTGGACCACCTATGAGACACGCAGATTTCGAATTATATTTTGAAACTGGTATTGATAATGAAGGTAGTTGGTTACAGGTATTAAAAGATCATAAACTTGTGAAACAGGGTGGAGCGTGGTATACAATGCTTAATCATAAAGGTGAAGAACTTAAATTTCAATCTAAAGATTGGTCAAAACAACTTACTGATATTGAATTTAAAGAATATTGTTATAATTTAATTTGTGATAAAATGATTTTAAAATATGATAAGAATTTCGGTATTGATGATGTAGTTGTGGAAGAGGAATTTAGTGAGTAATGCAAAGTATTTATCTATATTTGAGGAAATAAAGAAAAAAGGTGGCTCATTAGACGAAGGTGAACCTAACGATAAGGTACTTATAATAGATGGCTTAAATACTTTTATTAGAGTATTTAGTGTTATACCAACTACCAATGATGATGGTATTCATGTTGGTGGAATAGTCGGTTTTCTAAGAAGTATTGGTTACACCATAAATATGATTAGGCCTACTCGAACTATCATAGTATTTGATGGGAAGGGTGGGTCTACTCATCGTCGCAAATTATATCCAAAGTATAAAGATAAACGTAAAACAAAATATAGAGTAAATCGTTCATACGACTTCGCATCTCCTGAAGATGAGAAACAGAATATGATAATGCAGTTACAGAGAATAGTTGAGTATTTAGAGACACTACCTGTAACTGTTTTGTCCTATGATAATATTGAGGCTGATGATACGATAGGTTATCTTTGTAGACAAGTTCTTACTGAATCAGAAATTATAGTTATGTCTACAGATAAAGATTTTCTTCAGTTGGCAAATGCTAGAATTAAAATATGGAGTCCGACTAAAAAGAAAATGTATGATGAGAAAGCTGTGTTAGATGAATATGGTATAACATCTCATAATCTTATTTGGTATAGAGTATTAGATGGTGATAAATCAGATAACATACCTGGTGTAAGAGGTTTAGGATTAAAAACTATACAAAAGAAATTACCGTTTTTGAGTGAAAATCGTATAGTTGAGATGGATGAAGTTATTACAGAATTACCAGAATCAAAAGATGTTATAGAATTAAATTATAAATTAATGCAATTATCAGATGTACATATAACTGGTTCAACTAAAACAAAAATAATTGAAAAAATGCGTGAACCTATCAATAGATTAATAAAGTTTAAATTTCAAAAAATGTTTTTAGAGGATAAGTTATTTACTGCACTACCTAATGTAATAAGTTGGTTAGCAAATACATTTAATCAATTGAATCATTATGCTGAGAAAACGCATGAGTAAAGAGTATAAGAAAGTATTACCATTAAAAGATAATGAAAAAGTTATAGATCAAATCGGTTGGTTACCTTTATCTGTTGTTGAACCTACAAGGAAGACTAAAAAAATATGGAAAAATGCTTATTTAAATGACGGATTAGATGAACAACGTAGGAGTGAAGAAGCAAAGTATTTAAGTGGATTGGGATTTAGTGAATTCCACGCGGGTCTAACAGAAGATATAATACATTACTGGTCAGTAGTTGATAGTGTAGTAGTTGATCCATTTGCAGGTAGGGCTACAAGAGCATTTGTAACTACTAAGTTAGGTAGAAAATATTATGGTTATGATATATCACCTAAGACAGTTGAAAGAGTTAAAAAACATTTAGACAGTTACAACATTGACACTACTATTTATTTAGAGAATGGTTGTGAAATGAAACATACTGCAAATGATTTTGCAGATTTAGTTATGACTTGTCCACCGTATCATCAATTAGAAAAATATGAATCTGTTGAAAATCAACTATCAGATATAAAAGATTATGAAACGTTTTTAGGAATGTTAAAGGTATGCGCAGTAAATATAAAAAGAGTTTTAAAACCAGGTGGATTTTTAGTTTGGGTATGCGCAGATTGGAGAGATAGTAATGAGTTTCGTTCATTTCATACTGATTCAATTAGAATGTTTAAGAATGTAGGATTAAAGTATCACGATATAATAGTGATGAAAAATAAAAGTCCGTTTGCTAGTATGCAGATTGGTAAAGTAGCCGCAAATAGATATACAAGTAAAATTCATGAATATATTTTAGTGTTTAGAAAAGAGGGAGAATTGAAATATCCGTCAGAACATATAAGAAAACAAGTAAGTAAATGGTGGTAAAATGAGTGAAACATTAACACACTTCGGAACATCATTTCAATCTAAGATTATAGCATCGCTTTTATTAGATGTAAAATTTATTCAAACTATTAGTGATATATTAGATTCATCTATGTTTGATTCTGATTCTAATAAATGGTTAGTTAAAACAATTAGAGATTATTATTATGAATATAAAAAACAACCGACACTTGAAGTTTTAAAATTTAAAGTTGATGAAATAGAGAATGATATATTAAAAGTCGGAGTCGTAGATAAATTAAGAGAAGTTTGGAAAAATGTAGAGGCTACAGATTTAGAATTTGTTCAATCTGAAACATTAGATTTTTGTAAAAATCAAACATTAAAAAGTGCAATCTTAGAATCAGTTGATTTATTAGAAAATAAAAATTATGAAGGTATAAAAACTATTATTGATGAAGCGATGAAGGCTGGTACTACAAGAGATTTAGGACATGATTATATTACATCGTTAGAAGAGAGATTAACGAAGTCAGCGAGAGATACTATAAAAACACCCTGGGATGTTATTAATGAAATAATGGATGGTGGATTAGGTACTGGTGAATTAGGTGTTATAGTAGCACCAGCTGGTATAGGTAAATCTTGGACATTACAAGCTATAGGAGCTGGAGCGTTAAAGAATAAAAAATCTATTGTACATTATACATTAGAATTAAACGAGAATTATGTTGGTTTAAGATATGACTCTATTTTTAGTGGAGTAACAACTTCAAATGTTAAGTATTATAAAGAAGATGTTGAAAAAAAGATATCAACTCTTGGTGGTAAATTATTAATAAAATATTTTCCAACAAAGGCAGCTTCAGTTCAAACAATAGGATCTCATTTAAAACAAATAGAATTAAGTGGTAATAAACCAGATTTGGTTTTAGTTGATTATGCGGATATAGTAAAACCTACGGGACAATTTAGAGAAAAACGACATGCGATTGGTAATATATATGAAGATTTAAGAGGACTTGCAGGTGAAGTAGAAGTTCCAATATGGACAGCTTCACAAGCGAATCGTTCAGCGTTAGAAGAAGAAATTATTGGTGCAGATAAAGTTGCTGAAGATTATTCAAAGGTTATGACTTCAGATTTTGTTATGAGTATGAGTAGAAAAGTAGAAGATAAAATAGCTAATACTGGTAGATTCCATATAATTAAAAACAGATTTGGTATAGATGGAGTTACATATCCATCTACTATTAATACGAATATTGGTCAAGTTCAGATATATGAAGGTAGTAGTCAGTTTGGTAAAGAAGCACAAAGTAAAATGGATAACAAAGAAGAATTTTTAAGAAAAGAATTAGCTAACAAATATAAAGATATGGAAAATAAAGTAGAAGGATTTGAATAAATTGTGATTTTAGTTTTGTATATATTATATTTATGATTGTTACACGATTAAGATTACAACGTAGGAGTTAAATGAATGGTTAAATTTCAGTTATCAGAAAATTTTATAGATAAGTATAAAAGAAAAAGACCACCCTTCGGTTTCAATGGATTAGGTGAATTAGTTTATATGAGAACATATTCTCGTATTAAAAAAAATGGTAAAAATGAAAGATGGTGGGAAACTGTTCGTAGAGTTGTAGAAGGTACATATTCTATGCAGATGTACTGGATTGAATCTCATAAGTTAGGTTGGAACCCCTGGCAAGCACAGCGGTCAGCACAAGAAATGTATGACCGTATTTTTTATATGAAATTTTTACCACCAGGTCGAGGTCTTTGGGCTATGGGAACCGCTATTACAGAAGAAAAAGGGTTGTATGCGGCACTTAATAATTGTGCATTCGTATCTACTTCTACACTTAAAGAGGATTATGCAAAACCATTTTGTTTCCTTATGGATGCAAGTATGTTAGGTGTAGGTGTAGGTTTCGATACAAAAGGTGCTGGTGAAATTATTATTAAAGGTATCAATCGAGACAGAAAAGAAGAAATTTATATGATACCTGATACACGTGAGGGTTGGGTAGAATCATTAAGACTATTACTGGAAAGTTACTTTCATGGAATGCCATTAATAGAGTTCGACTATAATCAAATTAGAGACGCTGGTGAACCGATTAGGGGGTTTGGTGGAGTATCAAGTGGACACGAACCATTAAAAGAAATTCATGAAGAGATTAGAGAAGTTTTAGATAAAAATACAGGTGAACCGATTACTGTTACTACTATTGTTGATATTATGAATCTAATAGGAAAATGTGTAGTTGCAGGTAATGTTCGTAGAACTGCAGAAATTGTATTTGGTGATCCATATGATGAGGAATATTTAGATTTAAAAAACTATAAAGTAAATAAACATAGAGAAACATACGGCTGGACTTCTAACAATTCAATATACGCAGAACTTGGTATGGATTATACTGATGTATGTAAACGAATAAATGATAATGGAGAACCTGGATTTGCTTGGTTAGAAAATATGAGAAGTTATAGTAGATTAAAAAATGGTAAAGATGACAAAGACCATAGAGCAGCTGGTGGTAATCCTTGTCTTGAACAAACACTTGAATCATATGAGTTATGTTGTTTAGTAGAGACATTTCCTAACAATCACGAATCTTTAGATGATTATAAGAGGACATTAAAATATGCTTATCTCTACGCTAAGACTGTAACACTTGGTAAAACACATTGGCCTGATACTAATAGAGTTATGTTGAGAAATCGTAGAATTGGATGTAGTGTAAGTGGGGTAGCTCAATTTATTACGAAACATGGGATGGAAGACCTAAGAAAATGGTTAGAAAAGGGATATAAGACAATACAAAATTGGGATTGTGTATATTCAGATTGGTTAGCAGTACCTCGTTCAATTAAAACTACTTCAGTTAAGCCAAGTGGTACAGTTTCACTCTTAGTAGGAGCAACTCCTGGAATGCATTATCCTGAGAGTCGTTTTTACATACGTAGAATGAGATTATCAAAACATTCAGAGTTAATAGAACCATTAAAAAAGGCAAATTATACAATAGAACCAGCTTTTGGTTCTGAAGATTCTACAGTTGTGGTTGAAATTCCAGTTGATGTTGGTGAAGATATAAGAACAGCGGCCGAACTTTCGATTTGGGAACAATTCAGTTTAGCTGCATTCTTACAACGACATTGGGCAGATAATCAAGTTAGTTGTACTGCTACATTCGACCCTGAAACTGAATCGCACGAATTACCACACGTGTTAAACTATTTTCAATATAGATTAAAAGGTATTTCACTATTACCAAGACACCCATCAGGAGCATATAAACAAATGCCTTATGAAGCAATTGATGAAAAAAAATATAATACTGAAGTTGGTAGACTTAAATATTTAAGTTTTGTTGGTGTTGAAGGTGAAGAAGCAGAAGTAGATAAGTTTTGTAATAATGACGCGTGTGAATTACCTGGAGAACCCGTAAAAAACGCTTGACTTGTATAGGTTTTTATTCGTATATTCATATAACATAAATAGAGGTGTATAATTTACCAGAATATATTTTACGATAGAAGATCAAATAAAATGCATATTTGGGACGATAAGTTTGGTTATAAAAACTTTCGTTATAAAAAATATGCCTACGTTAAAAATAAGATAGGTACTCATATATCACTATATGGTGATAAATTAAAAAGAATAGGTAAGTGGGATGCTGACCAACCAGAGTTATTTGAATCAGATGTGAATCCAGAGATTAGAGTATTAGTTGATAACTATACTGATTCAGATGATATATCTATAGGTCATAAAGTAATGATTTTTGATATTGAAGTTGAAGTTACAGATGGATTTCCAGATATAGAAAAGGCTGAAAACAAAATAACTTCAATAGCATTTAATGATTCAATAATAGGTAAATATTATTGTTATGTTCTTGATGAAGAGATGAAGTTAGATAAAGATTTCGATGAAGATGTTATAGTAAAAACATTTACAAGTGAGTTCGAATTATTACAACAGTTTTTTATAAAGTATAAAGAAATCCAACCTACAATTTTAACAGGATGGAATGTAGAATTTTTTGATATAAGTTATTTGTATAATAGAGCAGTTCAAATTGTAGGTCAAACAATATCTAATTTTTTATCACCGATTGGTATTGTTCAATGGAGTGATTTTGTTAAGAGATATAAAATTGCAGGTGTTAGTGTTTTAGATTATTTAGCTTTGTATAAAAGATTTACATTTAGTGAAAGACCATCGTATAGATTAGACGCGATAAGTGAATATGAGTTGGGAGAGAAAAAAGTTTCATATGAAGGTACACTAAATGATTTATATGATAATGATTTAAAAACATTTGTAGAGTATAATTTACAGGATGTAAAACTTGTTAAAAAACTTGATGATAAATTAGATTTTATAGGTATCGCTAGAGGATTAGCTCATTTAGGTCATATACCGTATGAAAATGTATTTATGTCATCACGTTATTTAGAAGGAGCTATTTTAGTTTATCTCAGAAAAAATAATATTGTTGCACCTAATAAACCTAAAAAAGAAGATACTAAAAAAATAGAAAAATTTGTTGGAGCATATGTTCAAGAACCACAACGAGGTAAACATGATTGGGTTTATGATTTAGATATTACTTCTATGTATCCGTCATGTATTATGTCATTGAACATATCACCGGAAACTAAACTTGGTAAAATTGAAGGATGGAATCCAGAAGAATTTTTAAAAAAAGATAATAAAAAAACTTATTCATTAACTCATAACAGTAAATTTTTAGGTAAATATACTGAAACAGAATTAAAGAATATGTTAGAGAATGAAAACATAGGTGTTGCAACAAACGGTGTAATGTACCGGACAGATAAAGATGGATTGTTAGCAGCATTGTTGAGAAAATGGTTTGATGAACGAGTTGAATACCGTAAATTATCTAAAAAGTTTTATGAACAAGGAGATAAAGAAAAATCAGAATATTTTGATAGAAGACAGTATTTACAGAAAGTGGTATTGAATAGTTTGTATGGTGTTTTAGGTTTACCAGTATTTAGATTTTATGATGTTGATAACGCTGAAGCGGTTACATATACAGGACAGTCTTTAATAAAATTTACTAAGAAGATTACAAACCACTATTATAATAAAGAACTCGGTGATACTACAGATCATTGTATTTATATTGATACTGATTCAGTTTTTTATTCAGCTACACCTTTAGTGAAGAAACGATTTCCTAAAATGATGGAAAGTGGTAAATTTAATGACGAGTTTATGATGAAACAAATACTTGATATAGCTGATGATGTTCAGAAGTATTTAAATAAAAGTTATGAATATTTTGCTAAGAAATTTTGTAATTTAGATAAACATAGGTTTGAAATTAAACAAGAAGTTATAGCGAAGAGTGGTTTATTCGTTACAAAGAAAAGATATGGATTAAAGATTATTAACGATACTGGTAGAAAAGTAAATAAATTAATGGTAAAAGGTTTAGATACAGTTCGTTCAAGTTTTCCTGTAGCTATGAGAGAGATGTTAAGTAAATTATTAGAAGATATTTTAATGGATGTACCAAAAGATAAGTTAGATAAGTTTATTATTAATTTTAAAAATAGTATGAAACTTATGGAGTTTGATAAGATAGCAATACCGACAAGTGTAAAGGGTATTCTTAAATATAGAAATAAAGAGGGTGATATATTTAAATCTCATCGGTTAGGAACACCAGTTCACGTAAAAAGTTCTTTATATTATAATGATTTTTTAAAATATAAAAAAATATCAAAGAGATATAAACCAATAGCTAATGGTGATAAAATTAAATGGGTTTATCTGAAACAAAATCCGTTGGGATTAGATACTATTGCTTATAAAGGATATGAAGATCCTATTGATATATTGAACTTTATACGTCAATATATAAATTATGATAAAATTTATAAACAAGCATTACACAAAAAAATTATGATGTTATATGGTAGTATGAATTGGGATGAACCAACAGATTCATCTAAAACAATAGAAAGATTTTTTTGATTTTCAATAAGTTAATCAATATATATGTATATATGGTTATAATTAACAGGAGAAGTTATGATAAATAAACAAAAGTTAGTACGTTTTATAAATAAGTACTATCTAAATGGCACAGTAGATTCAGTAGTATTCAATAGTAGTGCATCTACTCAACAATTAGGTACAAGATTTGTATCAGGTGATAAAAGTTTGTTGGGTGTAGTGAAAATGGATAGTTGGAATTATGAAGAAGCAGATATAGGTGTTTATGATACTGAACAATTATTAAGGTTGTTGTCTGTATTAGATGAGAACATTGAATTTTCTATAAATAAGGCAGGTGATAAGGCTATATCAATTAGATTATCAGATGCATATTCTTCTGTTAATTATATGTTAAGTGATACATCTATTATTAATGAACCACCTCAATTAAAAAATATACCTAATTTTGAACTGGGTATAAATGTAACTTCACAACTTATTAATAAGTTCATTCACGGTAAGTCAGCATTAGTTGAGACAGATACATTTACTGTAATTACAGATGAAACGTCAGCTAAATTAGTTATTGGTTATTCAGCTGTAAATACAAATAGAGTTGTTATTCCTGTAACAACTACAGAATTTGAAAAAATTGATAACATTTCTTTCAATGCCAATCTATTTAAAGAAGTACTGAGTGCGAATAAAGAATGTGAAAGCGCATTATTACAAATTGCAAGTGAAGGTTTGGCAAAGATTAGTTTTAAGATAGATAATTTTACATCTACTTATTGGTTAGTAGCAGCGAGTGAAGTTGATTAATGTCAAATACTTTATGGGTTGAAAAATATCGGCCTTCATCTATTGATACTTATATCGGGAACGAACACCTACTCGATAAAGTATCAGTTTACCTCGAGAGTGGAGACTTACCGCATCTTTTATTATATGGAAGAGCCGGTACAGGTAAGACCACTCTCGCCAAAATTCTTGTAAAGAATATCGAATGTGATTATCTTTATATAAATGCGAGTGATGAAAATAATGTAGATACAGTTAGAACTAAAGTAAAGAATTTTGCTTCTACAGTAGGTTTTAAAGATTTTAAAATAATTATTTTAGATGAATGTGATTACATCACACCTAATGCACAGGCAGCACTACGTAATTTAATGGAAACATTTAGTAAACATTGTAGATTTATATTGACTTGTAATTATGTAGAGAGAATTATTGATCCGATACAATCTCGTTGTCAATCATTTCAGATTATTCCACCATCAAAGAAAGAAGTAGCAGTACATTTATCAAATATACTACAGAATGAGAATGTAAAATTTGAGGTAGATGATGTAGCTACTATTGTAAATGGAACTTATCCAGATATAAGAAAAGTTATAAATACTTCACAAAGAAATGTTGTTAATAAATCTTTAAAATTAGATACTGGTAGTATCATTCAAAATGATTATAAATTAAAATTATTAGAAATATTAAAAACACAAGATAAGAAAAATGCATTTAAAAACATAAGACAATTAATAACAGATTCACAGATTAGAGATTTCGCAGATTTATTTAGATTATTATATGATGAAGTTGATTCTTATGGACAAGGACATATAGCAGAATGTATTTTAGTGATAGCGAAGTATGAATTATCAGATAGTCAAGTAGTTGATAAAGAGATTAATGTTATGGCTATGTTAATTGAACTATTAGGAGTAATAAAATGAGTATGCATCCAAAAAAACCATTACCAAAAGCACAAGTTAAAGTAGATTTAACACAAGCAGAAACTATGAAATGTGAACATTGTGGAAACTATTTATTTATTGGTTCTACAATTATAAAAAGATTATCACCTATAGTTTCGCCTACAGGTGAAGAAGCATTAATACCGATTGATGTTTATAGTTGTGGAAATTGCGGTAGAGTTCCTAAATCAATGTTAGAAGGCTCTGGGGTAACTGAGGTAGACGAAGAACCTAAAGAGGATAAGTTATTTCGTGCCGATTTATGAGTATGTTTGTCCAACTTGTGGACATCAAGAAGAAGTATTACAACCTATAGATGCTTTACCATTAAAATGTCATAAAGAATCTAAAGGCTATTTTTGTAATTCTGAAATGAAAAAGAAGTTTTCGAAAACATCAGTTATATTTAAAGGTAGTGGATTTTATGAAACGGACTATAAAAAAACCTCAAACAGTAAAGAAGAAAAATCTATTCCAACATCTGAATCAAGTAACAACGATTCAGAAACCTAATTATTGGGATACACTTTCTGTAGAGGATAAAAAAACTTGGTCTAATTATATGATACATAGATTTTTATCTATGAAAATGGAATGGGTAGAAGTAGTAAATGAGTTACAAAAGTATAATTTACAATCAAAAGATTTATATAAACTTTATATAAATATTTTACCAAAAAGTAGACAATATTTAAAATATGTAAAAGGGAGAAATCAAATGGATTATCCAAATTGGTTAATTAATATAGTAGCTAATCACGAAGAGGTTAGTAAAAAAGAAGCATATGATATGATTGAAATGTATATGCTTACAGAAGGTGGTATGTTAGAATTAGGACAGCTCTGCCAAAAGTGGGGTGTTGAACCTGAAAAAATAGAAGAGGCTGGATTGAATGTACTTGGTACTATTGGAGGCTATACTGCAGGCGAAGTAGGATGAAAGTTATAACAGACTCTAAAACAGTCAAAAAGTATGCAAAAAATAATCCTGATTTGACAATAGTTGAACAAATGGAACTTGAATGGCCTGAGATGACACAAGAGTTTAAGAAGATTCAACGAGAACAATATGAGTTATTTCTTCACAAACAACACGATTATGGTCCTGGTAATATTTCAGTCGGTACGCAATTACAAACTGAGGCAGAAGTAAAGTTATCACTTCAAGGTTTATTTTTTCGAATGAATGATAAAATTCAGAGAATTAAAACATTGTTATTAAATGGTGGTAAACAAGCTGTAAAAGATGAACCATTAGAAGATGCTTATTTAGATGTTTCGAATTATGGGGTTATGGCTACTATAGTATCACGAGGAAAATGGGGTAAATGAAACGAATAAGTTATAGTCAATATAATCAATGGATTACTTGTCCACATAAATGGAAATTAAATTATATTGACGATTTAGGCGAATATACTGATAGCATTCATACATTATTTGGAACTTCAATGCATGAAGTTCTTCAAACATATCTTACAGTAATGTATAATGATACAATTAAAATGGCTGATGCGTTATTTTTAGATGAAATGTTATTACATAGAATGAAAGAAAATTATGTTAAAATTATGAAAACTAATGGTGGTGAAGTTTTTTGTGGACAACATGATATGGAAGAATTTTATAGACATGGATTAATTATATTAGACTGGTTTAAAAAGAAACGAGGTATGTATTTTAGTAAAAAGGGTTATGAGTTAATCGGTATAGAAGTTCCAATAGAATATAAGTTACCTAATAATATTACTTTTATTGGTTATATGGATGTAGTTTTACATGATGTAAAAAGAGATAGGTATAAAATTATAGATATTAAAACTTCTACAATGGGGTGGAACAAATATCAGAAGGCTGATAAAAATAAAACCGATCAGTTGTTATTATATAAACAATTTTATAGCGCACAGAATGATATTCCGATAGACAAAGTTGATATAGAGTATTTTATTGTTAAGAGGAAATTATATGAAAAAGTAGATTTTCCACAACGTAGAGTTCAAACATTTACACCAGCAAGTGGTAAACCAAGTATTAATAAAGTACTTAATAATTTAAATCAATTTATTAAGGAATCTTTTATTGGTGGAGAATATAATACTCAACATACTTATATGAAACAACCATCTAAAAAGAATTGTAGGTTTTGTGTATTTAATCAAACTGAACATTGCGACGCAGGAGTTTTATAATGTTATCTAAATGTAGTCTACGACTGAAGCTTTCTGATTTTATAAATACAGATATAGAAAATCAAGTTATGGAAAAAATTAATCAAGCTCATGCTGGGTTGAACACCCCTATATTGTTATATTTGTGGTATGAAGAAGGTGAAATAAAAAGTAAAGATTTAAAAGATTTTTTAGTGAGGTGGGAAGATAAGTTACAGTTTAAAACAATTATAAAACAAGGTCACAACATTCGACCTTATGAATTTATATTTTGGGATATACTTCCAGTTGACGCACCAAGTAATGAATGGCAAAGATTTACTTACAATTATGTAAATGAAGAAAATATAATAGAAGGCTTGAAAAAGTTTTATGAATATACGAAATTTATTACAACAGATAAACCATTTAAAAAACAAAAAAGAAATGACTACGAAGATTAAAATTGGTATTGTAGGTAGTAGAAGCTATACTAATAAGAAAAAGATAAAAGATTTATTACATGAAATAAAAGAAAAATATGGTGATGAAGTAGAAATAGTAAGTGGTGGACAAAAAGATGGTGCTGACGGTTATGCAAAGAAATTTACATTAGAATTTGATATGGAATATATAGAATTTCCACCGGCTCATTATAGTTGGAATATGCATTGTAAACTACCAGCTACAAAATATAATAAACCTTATTATGTTACAAACTATTTTAAAAGAAATAAACAGATAGCTGAGTATAGTGATATAATTGTAGCCTTTATACCAGACGGAGTAGAATCAAAAGGAACAATGAATACAATTAGTCACGCTGAACGGTTGAAAAAAATGATTAAAATAATTAATTAACATATATTTATATATACATATATATTATAGAGGTTTTAGAAATATGGATTACAAATTAACTTCAGTTAAAATACTGAAAGAGTTATACAGAAATTTCAAAATGAATACATTGGATGATGAGTTTACTTTACAAAAATTAGTAAATCGTTCAATGGATTTATATTTATTAGATAAGAATTTCAAAGGTCAAATTAAAAATTGGAATAATTTGAAAGTTAGTGGGAGTAGATTATGAAGAATACTGGAAGTATGACAAATAATAAAAATGTTGAGAGACTATTACATGATATACATAGAATAATGATTAGAATGGAAGAACGCTTGAATGTCATAGAAAAAAGTATTAAAAAAGAAGAAGTCAAAAAACAGTTGTTGAATGATTAAAACATAAGTGAGGTTATATGTCTAAAAAGAAAATTTTATTATTATCAGATGATTTAAGAATGAGTTCTGGCATTGGTACAATGTCAAAAGAGTTTGTATTAGGTACACTACAACATTATGATTGGGTTCAGATTGGCGGAGCTATAAAACACCCAGAAGAGGGTAAGGTTGTTGATATGAATGAATCTTGTCGTAATGAAACGGGTATAGAAGATGCCAGTTTAACGATATATCCTATTAATGGCTATGGTAATTCTGAATTACTTAGAAGTGTTGTACAACGAGAAAAACCTGATGCTATTTTACATTATACAGACCCAAGATTTTGGGGTTGGTTATATGAAATGGAACATGAAATTCGACAAGAAATACCGATTTTTTATTATAATATATGGGATGATTGGCCAGCACCACAGTATAATCAATGGTTTTATGAGTCATGTGATGTAATTATGAATATTTCTAAACAGACTTATGCTATTGTAAAAGATGTTTGGACTAAACATCCACCCGAAGATTGGCAAACTACTTATTTACCACATGGTGTAAGTACTAAATACTTTTATCCTATAAGTGTTTTTGATGACGAATATAAAAGAGTTGAAAGTATGAGACAACAACTTACAGATGACAATGTTGAATTTATTCTTTTTTATAATAATAGAAATATTAGAAGAAAAATGCCAGGAGATATTATTTTAGCGTTTAAAGTATTTTGTGATATGTTATCGAAAGAAGAAGCTAAAAAATGTGCTTTGTTAATGCATACTCAACCACGAGATGAAAATGGTACAGATTTACCGGCAGTAGCTAAAGCAATGTGTCCAGATTTAAAAGTTTATTTTAGTGATAAAAAGTTAGAACCTCATCAATTGAATCATTTATATAATATGGCTGATGTAACTATTAACATAGCTTCTAATGAAGGATTTGGTTTAGGTACTTGTGAGTCTTTAATGGCTGGAACACCTATTATTGTAAATGTTACAGGTGGATTACAAGACCAGTGTGGATTTAAATTAGTAAATTGGGCTCCAGATGGTTCAGGTCATACATTAGGAAAATATTTAACTGAAAAAGATTATTTAGAAATAAAATCATTACATGACGATAGGAAGTGGAAAGACAATAAAGATTTAACTTGGGGTGAATGGGTAAAACCAGTATGGCCTTCTAATAGAGCTTTAGTGGGTTCAATACCAACACCTTATATTTTCGATGATAGATGTAGATTTGATGATGTGGCAGTTCTTATTAAAGAGTGGTACGATATGGGTTCAGATAAACGTCGAGAATGCGGTGTGAAGGGACATGAATTTGTTAATAGTGATGATGCAATGATGACAAGTGAAGCTATGTGTCAAAATTTTATTGCCCACATGGATAAAGGATTTGAAATGTGGAAACCAAGAAAACGTTATAGTATGTTTAAGGCGTAGGAGTTATAATGAGTAAACCAGTATGTTTAGTAACAGCACCAGTTGCTACAAGAAGTGGATATGGTGCACACAGTAGAGATATATGTAGAGCATTAATAGAGTTAGATAGATATGATGTAAAAATCTGGCCAGTCCGTTGGGGAAGTTGTTCTATGAACGCTTTGCATGAAGATGATCCTAATGATAAAATTATTATTGATAGAATGTTACAAGAACCTACTTTATCAAAACAACCAGAGTTACATTTTCATATAGTAATACCAAATGAGTTTCAACAAATGGGAAAATATAATATTGGTGTTACAGCTGGATTAGAAAAAACAGTATGTCCACCCCAATGGATTGAAGGTATGAATAGAATGGATATGAATATAGTACCTTCAAATTTTGTGAAAGAAGTAATGACCAGCATTGGTTTTGATATAGCAGATGATAAAACTAAAGAGGCAAAAGGACATTTAAAAGTTGAAAAACCAATTGAAGTTTTATTTGAAGGTGTAGATACTACTATTTTTAAAAAAACTAAAGAATTTACACAAGATTTAGTTACTGAATTAAAACAAGTAGAAGAAACTTTTAATTTTCTATATGTAGGACATTGGTTGCAGGGTGGTTTAGGGGAAGATAGAAAAGATACAGGTATGTTACTGAAAGTTTTTCTTGAAACATTTAAAAATAAGAAAAAGAAACCTGGACTTATTATGAAAACAAGTGGTGCAACAGTTTCAGTACTTGATAGAGAAGATATATTAAAGAAAATAACTGATATAAAAGAAACAATAAAAGGTGATTTACCAAATGTTTATTTATTGCACGGTGATTTAACAGATGATGAAATGAATGGGTTATATAACCATCCAAAAGTTAAAGCACACGTAACGTTAACTCACGGAGAAGGATATGGTAGACCTTTACTTGAAGCTAGTATAAGTGGAAAACCAGTTATTGCTTCAAATTGGAGTGGACATTTAGATTTTTTATCTAAAGATAATGCTATTTTACTTGGAGGTGGTTTAGATGAAGTACCGAAGAGAGCATTTCCTGATGATATGTATGCAGAAAGTTCACAATGGTTTACTGTAAATTATCCAGAGGCATCAGTTGTAATGAAAAATGTATATGATAATTATAAAAAGTATACTCTTAATGCAAATAAACTTTCAAAGATAAATAAATCTAAATTTTCATTACAAGCAATGACAAAAGAACTTGGAAAAATGTTAGATAAATACGTTCCAGAGTTTCCAGAAGAAGTTGAACTCAAGTTACCAAAATTAAAGAAAGTAGGTTCAACTCAACAATCTAAAATAAAATTACCAAAATTAAAGAAGGTTTAAATTATGTATAAAAGATTGTTAAAACTTTTAGATAGAAATAGAAATAAAAAATTAGATTGGTATGAAGTAGTATTTCCAACACCAGATATAAATAAAAATGAAAAAGTTGATTGGTGGGAAGCGGTAATAGGTATTATGTTTATGATAATATTTTACGGACTTTTAATAGGTGGTGCTGTTTGTCTCAATTATCTATCAAATAAATACGGATTTTAAAAATGGAAAGAGTTATAGATTGTCCAGTATGTTACGATACTGATAATTGTTTTGAAGATATACAAGAAAATTATAGTTCATATTTATGTTT